TTAAATTTCTAACAGAACGTTTAATAGCTTCAATTCCAGTTGTTTTTGCAACGTCACCTGTTATTGGATGTTTTGTGAAGTTTAAGTCAAGATCAATTGCGTCTTTTATTCTGGCCATGTATCTACCCCGTTCTATTTATATTAATCTAACAGACCACCGAAGGTCGGAAATTCTGGTAAAGTTGCTGGATTAGCAATTGCGGAAACAAGTTTACAAGGATCACATAGTGATAATACATCTTCGATAAATTTGAATATTTCTGAAATCGCCCCAGTTATTACTGCCTGTATTGCTGAAATCATGGTTATAATTTTTGCAATACCAGATGTTACGGTAGCCGTTGCTACTGTTATTTGTTCTTTTATTCTCGCCATGTGTATTTCTAGTCCTGTTGTCACATCGATATCACCTATCACTTTACCCAAACAGTTTAAAATTCTCATTATGCAGTTTCCGAGAAATCCTTGGACCAATCCGGCCAAGTCAAAAAATCCATAAGAAAATGCTCCGAGTTGAGTGAAGAACATGGAGAAAGACCCCAAGAGTTGTCTAGCTGTTGCAAGGGGATCTATGAAATCAAAACCACATATCTCTGAAGTTGGTGGAGTAAAACCGCAAACTGGAATACCCGGAAACGGTGGAATGTTCAAGTCGCCCGGAAAGTCACAAAAAGAACAACCAATATTGATTCTACAAAATGGATCGGTTACTAAACCAGAAGCAGCTATTGGATTGACCCAATCAACTCCAAATGGGGGTTGATTTAGATCGAACAGTGGGCCACACTGATCGCCATCTCGTTCGGGCTCTGGTATACCGGGTAGTCGTATATTACTTCCCTTACTACCACTGGTGAATGGAGTGTTGTTAGCAACTTTTGATTTGTCTCTAACCTTAGAATCTAATTCTTGTTTTCTTTTAGTTATTTCTTTTGAAACTTTTTCTAAATTTTCTTCCAGTTCATCGAAAGCAAAACCAACACCAACATTCAATTCTTCAGCTGCTTGATCTGGGAAAAATATACCCGGTTGAACTTTACCAAATCTTCTACTGATATCCTTTACTACATTTGATATATTTCTAACCGCTTCAGTTGGACTAACAACGTTTGAGGTGGTACTAGGACTAATTAAAGCTTGTTCATTTGTTAGTATAGAAATCGGTTCTAAACCACAACCAAGATCCACCGACTTATCAGGTCTTTGTAGTTTATTATCGTTACATTTGTTACAAGACATTTAAAACTCCGTTCTTTTAATTCAAATTGATCGTACTTGCTCTAAGAGTCATTGGACTAACACTTGTGAGTGCATAAGATCCGGTAAATTTCGCATCAAAATTTACTCCCGTCATCTTACATGAACCAGTGAAGTCCCATGAACATGAGGCTCCTGTGTGGTTTTGAACAGTATAGTTACACAAGAAATCAACGCCGTGCATCGTGAATGATGGAGATGTTATTTTGGTTGAGAACTGTACTGTATGTTGAAGATTCGTAGAATCGGTCATTATCATTGGAGCTGACATGGCGATAGAACCACCCGAAACGACTCTAACATCTACTGGTGAGTTGATGACAATTGGACCATTCGCAGCCATCAAATTCAACCCACGGGAAGCAAGAATACTCAAAGCTCCGGGTCCAGCATTCAAATCTAAGTTTCCAGTTTTAGATTGGAGTCCAACCTTAGTACCAGCAACCGTTTGTACATATCCACTTGAGTTTATGTTGATGTTACCAGATTTGTCTCCAAGCGCACCAATTTTTCCTAGTGGGTGACCTATAGCATCTAAGGAAATGTTACCACCACTACATCTCATGGTTATAGACTTATTAGTAGATAACTGTTTTTCACCGTCTACATTTTCCCAAGACTTTCCTTGACAGTGGTCCATTCTGTTATATTGTTCTGTAGTGACATCACCAGCTGTTTTTTCTGCTTTATCGCCCTCGGTTGTTATGGTACGGCTTCCATTAACGTGGGTATGATAATGACCACCGATTACTTCTCGAACGGATCCATTGACTTGTCGTTCAACATTACCATCAATTCTTTCAAACACATCACCTTCAATGTTTATGAATAAATTACCACCATCAAACGTACCACCCTCTGGATTTAATTTCTTTATGTTTACATACTGGTCACCCAAAACAAATTCATAATTGTCCCTTACAACTTTGGTGACCTTTGTTCCAAATGGATAAATTTCTTCAAATGTTCCGGATGCGTGATATGTGTGCAATCGTTCCGATTGTGGTGTGTCGTCCACTTCAAATATATGACCAGATTCACTAACACGTACATGATTGTATGGATATTTGGAGTTGAACTTAGTAGGTGGTTCTGAATAGTGACCATGATCCATAGCTACTGGAACATTTTCAATTCTTTCGTCTAGTTTCTTTTGAACGATGGTGTTTGTTATACATTCTTCACAAACTCCTTCTTCGGAACTCTTACCATCTTGACCCTCCACAGGATACCGATACCTAGCAAGTCTACTGGTGTCGGATTCTTTAAGACCGTGACGATCTGTGTCTTTGGGATAATTTTCCAACGGTGACTGTAGTCCTGCTTTTGCTGGGTCGGACGTGTCAGCTGATTCCTCGGGGATACCGGGAAGTGACCCAATCATTACTGGTTGTTGTTGACTGGCACCATCTCTCCAGAAACCAACAACGTGAGTACCCTCCACAGGACCAACTGGAGCATCACCAACACCACTGATCGACGCGGAAGTTAGTGGCATAACGGGATATGCCCAAGGTAAATCGTTTGTTGGGATTTCCTGTTTGTTCTCGGTATGTGGACCGAAAACTCTAACACGACACCTACCCAACATAAGTGGGTCTTGTCTATCTTCAACTACTCCTGTCCACATGTCCATCATTTAGGTAACCCATCTTTCATTAAAGTCATTGTACTTGTATTTCTGCCTGGTAAAGATCCGTTTTGTGTGTCCAAGTTAAAAGAGTGTACTATTTTAGTTATTAAATATTTACCAGCTAAATCTTTAGCACTCGCATCCATCTCCATACCGTTTATATCCGACGACTCACTTTCAAATTTATCAAAAGCGCCGGGTGATGTGAACATGACAGTTTCACCGACGTTTCTTGATGTGTCGCCGTAAAAAGTAACATCCATCGTCAAGTAATCTTTAAAATTCTTCTGACTCATTCGATCCTGAAACCAAGTCTCTGTTTTATTTACACCAAGATTGGTTTCACTCTTTCTAAAAAGATTTTTATGATCCATGTCCATCTTTACAAAATTATCACCAGTCTTAAGAAACTTATTAGCAAAATTATCCTGAACCTTATTATCTTCAATCAGAAATCCTTGGTTTTTGTCTGGATTTGCTGCTGTTTTGTTGTCGTAGTCAAATTTAGTTTCTGTAAAAGATTTTCTAATTATATCATGGGATAATAATTTAGATGAATACGACCCACTGGATAATTGTCTCAATCCAGCAACATCTGATATAACACACTTCAGGGCCGTTCTTCTTGCAAAATTTCTTTTCATTTTTTCATCAACGTTTGAGTCATATGGGTATATACCATACCCCGATAAGAAATTATCTTCAACACCAATGGATGGTTTCTGCCTCAACATAGTTCTAATAGATCTAAAATTAAAAGATCTGTGCAACTTCCTTTCAAACATTTGAAAGAAGTGAAAACTCATAGAGTCATCATTCTCAGTCGAAACACAACCAGAACTTAACCATTTTATTGTCTTTGTTGGTGACCACCGTGGGATAACACACTGAAACTTATCTTTAGTTTTTTCAAATATACCACGTTTGAGGAAGCTTCCTTGTCCATCATGAAAACTGTCTTTAACAAGAAAATCATCTGTTATGCTCTTTATGATCTCTTCTCTAGTTTTATCTTTATAAGACTTTGATATTTTTTTAGAAAACTCATTTAAAACTTCAGTAGAAGCAAACTGTATTGTGTAACTGTCTATTTTAGGATCAGTAGCATCTCTCTTCGAGATATCCGTTATATAAAAAACTCCGCCTATTTGTCTGGGTTCGGAAAAATCAGCTTCTTTACCGTTCATTGAAATTGAGTCTATGGATGAGACGGAAATGATGATAAAGTCTTGGAGTGTGACATCCAATCCCTGAGACTTCAATTCACCTTTTAGTATGTTAAACTTCAAAGTACCCCGCAAAAAAGGAGAGTCTATATCTTCCACCAGTTTTAACTCTTCAAAGTATGGTACAAGATTCATTCTAAATTTTTTAGTGGTCGATGATATAAAATCAAGATCTGTCAATCTAAATTCATCTAAAGCTAAACTTAAATCTGGTTCCCAACTCATATGATCAATCCTTTAATTGGAATTCTAACTCATTGGTTAACTTTGAAAGTAGACTTGGCTTTATAATTTTTATGTGTCTATTTCTATCGTTAATTTCTTCTTCACGTTGTTCCAAAGTAATAACTTTAATTCCTGAGTTAAATATCAATTGACCGCTACTCAAAGTTCCACTTTGGTCTAGAGTTGTATCGGTGGTGTTTGTATATGTACTTATAAGAGTTGTGGAACCACTGTAACGATACAGTGGACTATATTCTCTTTTAGTTTCGATGTCCTCAAATCTGAAAAGTGAGAAACTAGTATCCTGTATTTTTCGTCGAAGAAAACCTGTTTTTGTTGGGTCGGTTGTACTTCTTACCACATAGTTCTGACTAGTATCATATGATTCTGTCACACCATCACCAACGATGTCTTTTATTTTCATATGACCAGATGTTAGATCATAATCGTATATGGTTCCGGAGTACACAATAACCTCTTCTCCTGATCCTCCACTTATTACATTAATGATATCCCCAACCGTAAAATTTACCGATTCTGATTTTGTATTCATCCCACTGTCTGACGAACTGACAAACAAAGAAACTCCGGGGTATTCTTTTTCTATTCTCTCTCTCAGTTGTTGATATTCAAGAGGCCACCCATAAAACGGATTGTGTATTTTTGATGATAACAGAACAACCCAATAATATTTTTCGGAACCATAAAACTGTTTAGCAACAGTTTGTGGTGTGGCACCATCTTTAATGAACCCACTAATCAGGTTCCTGTCATCACTGAAAACTACATCACTTATTCCAACTCGTCGGAGAATATCAACTGCCTTTTTAGTTTCCGTTTTGGATAAACGATAATCTATAGTTGGAAAATTTTGAAAGTATTCTTTAGACATTAGTTGCCTCCTCTAGCAGATTCTCGATCAGACTGACTACTAAATTCAATACCTGAGATAAAAATACCATCGGATTCACCACCTACTATTTCGTTCTCGAACCCTTCGATTTCTGCGAGAGCAGATCGTGTTAGTGGGAAGATCTCTGTGAAACTCAAGTCAATAGAGGACATGGTTGGTTCGCCATCGGGTAAGTAGGACGGAGCTCCTGCTCTATGATAATTTACAGTCATAGCAGTTATGAAACATGGAGCTGTTTTATATAATCTGGTAAAATCTTTATTCGTTTTACCTCTATGAACGAAATCTATGACGTACTTGAGAGGGTTTCTGAATATGGGGTTGAATGTTGACTTGGGAGCTCCTGCGGAAGCAGCACCCTCGGTAAAAGTTGTGGTGTCTCCTGCTAGTGATTCGCTTGTGGGGTGCATACCCAACTTGAATAGTTTTATGATCCGATCGACGATATTCGCTTCCTCTTTGGAAGAAGGAGCAAAATCAAAATTTAAACTGAAGGTTCTGTTTGATGGTTTACTTATACTCATTTCATTGAACTTGTTAAATGAGAACCCATACTTTCTCTTGACCAAATTCAAAGCACCCAGTTCATCAAGGAGTCTTGCACCACCGGAGAGGACACCTGCACCGAGTTCTGAAAAACCCTCAGAGAATTCTCCATCCGCAACGTCACTAACAGCTCCAATCAATCCTTGAATGATCTGTCCGAAACCTCCGACACCGAGCGTATCAAATTCTACATTATATGCGTTTGACAACGCTACCGGAACTGGTAAGTAAATTTCATGAAGGGGAGTACCCGCAGACTCAACGGGACTACCCACCGAATCGGTTGGGTTGTAAGCCCTTATTCTCACTAACATGGGTATGTCTTGATTATCTACGTCCCTGCCATCAACAACAGACTCCATACCAGTCGGAAAAAATATTTTTGTCATTGCACTCTCCCTAGATTCATAAATATATAGGAGAGATAAATGTCATATAAAGGCAAATACCAACCGATAAACCCACAGAAATACATTGGAAATCCAACCAAGTGTATTTATCGATCCCTATGGGAAAGAAAATTTATGAGTTGGTGTGACAAATCAAAATCTGTTATACGGTGGGGATCCGAAGAGGTTATCGTTCCATATATTTCTCCTGTTGACAGGAGGAGACATCGATACTATCCAGATTTTATCATAGAAACTAAAGACAGAAACGGTAAAATTGCAACGAACTTAATCGAGATAAAACCAAAGAAACAATGTTCTGCTCCAAAACGTCCAGAAAGAAAAACAAAGTCGTATATTTATGAATCAAAAATGTGGGCAGTAAATCAAGCAAAATGGGCATCTGCCAAAGATTATGCACAACAAAGAGGTTGGGAATTCAGAATAATTACAGAAAAAGATTTGTACGGGAGAGACTCTGATGATTGATCCAATCGAACATTACGAGAAGATAAAGGAAAAGGAAAAACTGAAATCAAACAGTTATAACACACTTGTAACATTGAAAAATGAGTACCTGCAAAAATACAGGACAAAAAGAGTTCCAGTTAAAAGTTATGCAAAGTATTCTACTGAAGTGTTTAAAAGGAATGCAATTAAACCTGTGTTGTTATCTCACGGCCGACTTTGGTCGTTTAATTATTATCCATTGGGAATTGCAAGTTTAAAAAACTTCGACGCAACTCCGTTGATTATTACATTGGATATACCGAACAAAGATTCATTTCTGGGTATAAATTTACACCTTTTACCACCAATTCAAAGGATCTATGCTTTTTATTCACTCTTTCCCCTATTAACCAATAGAAATTTTGACAGTGAAAACACTAGATTTAGACTGATTTATGAACAACTGAGTACACAAAAAAGATATATGAGAATACTTCCTTGTATACGAGAATATAAAAGTATAAGAATTAGATCAGACATACATCAAATACATCCTAAATATTGGGACTCAGCTTTGTTCTCACCAACATCACGATTCGTCAGAACAAACATTTCAAACGTTTGGGCACAAACTGTCCAACAAATTAGAGAAAAAATGTCATCGCAGGAGACACTATAATGGGGCAAAATCAACCACATCCAGACAGGAAAGTTCTCAATCCATCTGTCGATGTCATCAAGAGTAGACTATCTTCTGGTGGTAGCCTATTAAGACAATACAATTTTAAAATGAATATCCCACGCCCATTTTTGGATATTCAAGACAACGTTGAATTGAACGAAATAATACAAGATACCAGTCTCCCTTCGAAGACACATGGAACTCAACCAGTTTACTACGGTGGGCCGTTAACTCAAATTCCTTACATCACAACGTATCCCGGAACAATATCATTGACTATGATATGTCCAGAGTATTCTTTGGTGAGAAACAAATTCTACAAATGGATGGATAGTGTTGTTTCTCCCGAGAGTGGACAAGTGAATTATAGAAACAATTATTTAGCTAAACAGATTGACCTACAATTAACAAGATCCACTGAAACTGATTTTGTTTCTTCACCCCCCATCAAGTATACGTTATTTGATGTTTTTCCGGATTCGATCAACGAAATACAATTGACTCAAAATTCACAAAACGATTATGTTAGAATGACTGTGGTTTTGATGTTCAAGAAATGGCTGAAGAACAGAGACTTTTCTGGGGAAATCCCACAAACCGGACCAACGCGACTCGCGTAAATTTAACATGGAGATATAATGAGCTTACCAAAAATTGCAGTTAAAACATATACGACAACCTTACCCATATCGAAAAAGAGAGTTTCATATAGACCCTTTCTTGTCAAAGAACAAAAGATTCTACTATCTGCGGTAGAGGAGGTTAAGGACGTTGAAGACACCAATCAGGTTCAGTCGCACCTGTTGAAGAATTTTAAAAATGTAATGAGCAGTTGCATAACGTCTAGTAAAATAGATTTAGATAAACTGTCATTAGTAGATTTTAACTACCTGTTTGTTCAGCTTAGAATTGCATCGGCGGGCGAATCGGTAGATGTTCTTTACAAGTGTTCGTGCGGAACACAAAAAGAAGTGAACATTAAACTGAACGACATCAAAGTTGAGTTTCCCAGTAAAGAAGTGGAACGGACTATTCCGATAACAGAAGACGTTGGTATCATCCTAACTCTACCTTCTGTTAGGATCACTAGTGAAATTACTGAAGACGGACTAACAGAAGCGGACAAAATCGTGAAGGTGATTGCAAGTTCCGTCAAGAGCATTTATGACAGTGAGAATGTGTATGAGACTGACAACCAAACCGTTGATGCTATTTTGGAATTCGTTGAAAGTATTCCAGCTCAAAAACTCTCTGAAATAAGGTCTTTTTTCGACGAGGTTCCTTTCATACAATACAAAGGAAAGGTTAATTGCCCCGAAGGTAAAGAGGATATTATAATTCGGGAGATCGAAGATTTTTTTCTATGATGCTCTGTAACGTAAACTTACAGAGTTACTATACAAACAATTTCTCCCTGATGAAACATCACCAATGGGGATTATCTGATCTGGAAAATATGCTGCCTTGGGAGCGAGATATATACATATTATTGACTGAAAACTGGGTTAAAGAACAGAACGAAAAGGCTGAACAAGCCAAACAACAACGGGGTCAATGATGACAACTAACACTGAAGCCATCGAGAAGTTAACAGAACAAATTTCTAAACTGGAGAATAAACTCTCCAAGTCAAAAGGTAAGGGTCTTCGTGAAAGACTCGATGGTGCAAATGTTGAATCGTTTTTCCCTTCACTCCTGAGTCCTATAGGTAAAGCTGGACAGGGAACAGCTAACATGATTCAGGGGATCGCCGACATCGGAAAGAAACGGCGATTAAAGAAAAAACTAGGACAACTCGATAGTCTTCAGGGTGAGATGGAAAGTCCTGCATCTGAGGATACATCTATAGTTCCAGACGTTGGTGAACTCCTGTCTGGTTCTGGTGATGGTGGTGGTGCGTCGTTCGGTGGGGAATCCCTGACAGAAATGATGCAGGGACTCGTTATTGCTGTAGAAAATATGAACGAGTCAATTATGGGTTCCATTGAATCACTTCACCACATGTTAGATGACAATTTGCAGTCTATAAAATATTGTTTGGAAGACATGTTGGGTGAAATAGAACACTCAGGTGACCGAGAAGAAAGAAACGAAATCGAAGACGATCTAGACGAATTGTCTGATGTCGAAGATGACAGAGAACAGGATCGACAAGCAACAAGCTCGAGCAAAACTAAAAAAGGTGGACTCATCAAACGAGGATTAGGAAAAATTCCCGGAATGAGTAAAGGTATGAAACTCGCTGGTGGAATGGGTAAAATGCTTAAAGGTATGATACCAGCTTTAATGGGGATTCTGCCCATGTTGCTTGCTGCGATAACACCATTTCTTCTTCCAGTTCTCGGTATCATCCTAGCTGGACTAGGATTATTCATGTACTTCAAGTTCTTACCTGACATGATAGATGCGGTATCTAACTTCATCTTTGATGGTAAGAAAGCTATGGATAAACTAAACAAGAGTGCTGAAGAATTCGCGGAACAAACCAGAGACTATAACAATATGCAAGCCGAGAGTTTTGCAAAATTAACCGAATCTGAACAATCGAAAGTTAAAGAAGAAGAGTCTCAGGTTCGACAAGCTGTGGCTGGACAGACAAGAAGTGGCGCCAATGTAGGCGACCGACTCGATTCTGTGGCGGATGCTCGAATTGGGGCTCTTGCTGGTATGGAGAATGTTTCTATGGAAACCCTAAAAAGAAACGCTGAACGTGCCGATCTCCAACATAATAGAGAGGTCAATAACCGACAACAAGTTCTCGAACACAATAAAGAATTTGGTGCTCCCGGTATTATGGATTATCTTAAATCCTTTGGTGCAGCTGCGATAGCACCAGTGATGCCGCAGGTGGTGATGAATGCGGGAGTTAGAAGATCAATAGGTAAAGTCGCTTCGGGTGGTGCTGAAAGGGAAATGATGCCTCGACAGGCCGAAGAAGCCATTGCCGCTCTGAAACAAGAAAAAGACCAAGCACAAAACATGATGATGTTGGCACAAGTGACTGGTATGGAAAGTTCCCCAGAGGGAAGATCGAGATATAACAGTCTAATTGAACAAGGTGTTCATAAAGTTCCCACAAGTGTACTTTCCCGAGCCATACAATTAGCTGATTATGATGAGAGTGGATCGTTGTCTGGGAAAGAACAGGAAAGTTTGAATTACCAGATCGGTGTTGTATCTACACCACCTCTTGCGGGCCTCATGGACAGACCTAGAGAACTAGACCTACCTGTCCAGTTGCCAGGTTCTTTTACCTCTCCGGAAAACACCGCAAGAGAAAATCAGATTATAAATCAAACTAACATAACAAACATTGATGCAACTACTACCGTGCAAACGCCGTTAGAAGGAAATAATCAATAAAAAAAAGCCGGGTCCGAAGACCCGGCTTCCTACTTCTCAACGAAGATCGTCATCATTCGTCGTTCGCTAATTTCTGAAAGTAAGACATGGCGTTGTCTTCCTCATCAGGCTGAACAGTTGAAGTAGTGGTATCCTCCGCCTTCTCATAATTATCAGAAGACGTTTCGACTCTCGTGGTTTCCGCAGTATTATACGAAGTTGAACCACTGAGAACCTTGTCTAGACGAGACTTGATTTCATCGTAACTCTTGAAGTTAGAAGCATCAGTGAATTCACTGAGCTTGTATTGGGAATTCCAAAGAGCTTCAAGTCGTTCATCGTCGCCTTCGTGCATAGCAGAAGGATGTTCGAATTCTGACTTGTCGTAGTTGGTATAACCATCTACTTTACGAATCTTGATACGGAAGTTCGCGCCATTCCAAAGATCGAATGGGTTGACAGCTTCCTCATCCTGAAATTCAGGATTCATTGCTTCATTAATCTTGTCGAAGATCTTCTTTCCATACTTGTAGAGGAAGATCTTGCCTTCATTCTCTGGGTTGGAAGGATCACTAACCACAAAGATGTTGGAGATGTATTGAAGCTTACGCTTGCGTTCGCGAGCGATGTCCTTGTCTGATTCCACGCCACTGTTCCAGAGACGACTGTTCATCTCTGAGACGGGATCTTTATCCCCGAGGGTTGTACGAGAATTCTCGATAAACCAACCACCCGGGCCCTGAAAGGCGTGAGAGAAGAGACGTGCCCAAGGCACATCTTCGCCATCAGACGGAGGAAGGAAACGGATGACTGCGTAACCATTGCCCGACTTGTCGGTCGTTGGTCGCCAAAAACGGTCATCCTTGTAAGAGGCCTTATTGCCGTTCATCTTCTCAAGTTCCCCTGAGAGTCGTTCCATACTTGAACGGGACTTGTTTTTCATATCACTAAATGCCATGTGTATTCTCCTTGTTTCGTGTAAGGTGTTTCGTGTGAGTATATATTATACTATGTATTCGTTCTATTGTCAAGTGAAAACTTCAATAAATATCTGTATGGAGTGTCTTTATTATGATAAATGATTTTTTTGATTGTGTATACTGGATCAACTCGATTAAACATCCCGAGAGAAGAAAGAACATGGAGTCGTTCTTCGAGAAGTATGGGATTAATAATCATAGAGTGGAAGCCGTATATGGTGATAACCTGAGATTCCTACTACCAGAGGAAGAGAAAGTGAACAATGCCCGGTACTATGCTGGGTGTTTAGTATCTCATCTACAGGCAATGTTCATATCAAAAATTAAGGGTGAAAAAAGAATACTAATTCTCGAAGATGATGTTGTACCCATTGATAAGTTTGAAAATTATTTTCATCAATTTCAGTCCAGTAAATTCCACGAGAATAATGATTGGGACATGATGTTCTTGGGATTCATTCCGTTACACGACGATGATTCAATGTGGGATTACAGTATCGTAGCGAGGAATCAACTCTCAGACTACCCCAATTTCGTGAACGCGACTCGTGAAACCGTAGGAGCTTACGCTTATGCGGTTAATTCTGACATGCGAGACTTTCTTCTAGAAGAGATGTCCACTCATGACGAACGGTATTATGGTGTAGAGGCATGGATGCGAAACTTGTCTCGTTTCAATGGTAGAGACATATACTCAGAAAAGAAAATCTTTAGTTTCATTCCTCAGTTGTTTGCTCATGGTGCCGGATTCTCGACACTTCAACCAGAAGAAAATCTAGAAGAAATGACAAGAAGTATATGTCCTTGGTTTGGACAATCATACACACATTAAACAGGCAGACTAGTCTTCTTGGGTAACATGTTCTGGTTCATCGCTTCGACTTCTAGTTTTTCGACGATTGGTTTAGAAACAAATTTTCTAATTGCTTCTGGTTCGACTTGAAGTTCTTCACATACATCTAGAACAGCAGCCATGTAGTCTCTGCCGTTTTTCTTTACTTTGTCCTCGACCATTTTCGAGAAACTGTTTTCATTTAATTCAAATATCAATATTCTAACCTTTCGATTCCTTCGGGGGTTGTATAGTAAATCTTATCAAACATCATTATACACCAAGGTGTACACAGTTGGCAAGGTCTTGCAATCCTCATATCACCAAATC